AGAATGGGAATGCGGGTAGCGCAGTAATTACTGTAATGTATGCACAGGCGTTTAACACTGCACTTCAACCGTAATAGAGAGGTGATAACATGGCTGCTAATTTAGTACGCGCATTTAACTTCTCGCAGGGTGACACTGCTGCTCTTGTTGGTCCAAATCGCTCACGTATACTGGGCGTGTTAGTTAATGCCGCCGCTGCATGCACGTTTCAGTTACGTAACGGCACTGCTGGTGGGGACATCCTTTTGGATCTCACATTACCTACAGGCTGGAACGACGTTTATATACCCGCAGACGGTATATTAGCCAGTGACGGCTGCTTTGTTGCTGCACTTACTGGGTCTAGTAATGTAATAACTCTGATATTGGAGTAGGTCATGCGGTCTTACTATAAAAGCGGAGGTTCGGTTAAGAAGTCTCCCGCTTGGACTCGTAAGGAAGGCAAGAGTGCGTCTGGTGGCCTTAATCAGAAGGGTGTGGATAGTTATAAACGGGCAAATCCCGGCAGTAAGCTAAAGACTGCGGTAACTACTAAACCCAGCAAACTGAAAAAAGGCTCCCAGGCTGCAAATAGACGTAAATCCTTCTGTGCTCGTATGCAAGGTATGAAGAAGCGTAATACAAGCTCTAAGACAGCTAATGATCCAAATAGCAGGATTAATAAGAGTTTACGGAAGTGGAATTGCTGACAACCCCAAGTTCACCTATAAAGTTGGGGCACCTAAAAGTAAAGGAGAATATTTTATGAAGGCTAAAAAATATAACATGGGCGGAATGATGGGCGCTCCCGCTGCCCCTGCTGGCCCCGCTGCCCCTGCAATGGTTGATCCTGCTAGGGCAGAAGCTGAGCGGAAGAAGAAACTTGCTCTAATGCGCATGATGCAAGCTAAGGGCGGCGGTGCCCCTGCGCCGGGCCAAGGTAGTGGTGGTGGTATGCCCGCGATGAAGAAAGGCGGTAAAGTTCGCGGTTGTGGTATGGCTAAGCAGGGCGTCCGTAAAGCCAAAATGGTTGTTATGAAGGGCGCGTAGGGAAGGAGCACTCTTATGCCAACATCAGGTACCACTACGTTTAACATGGACTTCACGGAGATCGCTGAAGAAGCGTGGGAACGTGCAGGGCGTGAACTGCGCTCGGGATATGACCTGCGCACTGCTCGTCGGTCTATGAACTTGATGACCATTGAGTGGCAGAACCGTGGTATCAACATGTGGACAATAGATCAAGGTTTTGTTGATCTAGCGCAAGGGCAGTCAACATATGCACTGCCCGATGATACTATTGATTTGATGGAGCATCAGATACGTACGGGTGCGGGTAGCACTTCGTTACAATCGGATCTTACTATAAGCCGTATTAGTGTGAGCACTTACGCGTCTATACCTAACAAGTTAACACAAGGTAGGCCAGTACAGATTTTTATCCGTAGAAATAGCGGACAAACCTATCCTGTGGGTATTACATTGGCGGCTACGGCATCCAGCACAGATACCACAATTACCTTGAGTGGGGTATCTGATCTACCGCCCGTAGGTTTTGTTAAGATCGAAGATGAAATAATTAACTACGGCAGTATTGATGGTAGCGTTTTGCAGAACTGCTTTAGAGGACAGCAGGGTACGACCGCAGTAGCGCATACAGTAGTTCCCGGCGCACAAGCTATCCCTGTGTATTGGGAGCAAGTCCCTGCGGTTACCCTATGGCCTATTCCTGATGGTACACAGGACTATCAACTTGTGTATTGGCGTATGCGCCGTATTGAGGAGGCAGGTAGTGGTGTACAGACCGCAGACATGAACTTTAGGTTCTTCCCAAGCTTAGTGGCAGGATTGGCTTACTATATAGCTATGAAAGACCCGCAGCTTGTGGAACGAGTTGGTATGCTAAAACAAATTTATGAGGAGCAGTTCGCTCTCGCTGCACAGGAAGACCGTGAAAAAACGTCAGCGCGGTTTGTACCTAGAATAGGCAGGATATAATATGGCGGGTAGGTTTGCCTCTGCCAGAAAAGCCATTGCTTTATGCGATGTATGCGGTTTTGAGTACAAACTTAAAGAGCTGCGTAGCCTCATCGCTAAAGGACGGGACACGAATCTTAAAGCGTGTCCCGAGTGTTGGAACCCAGACCAGCCACAACTTAAACTAGGGGAATACCCTGTTGATGATCCCCAAGCGATCCGCGACCCTAGAGTAGACACAAGTCTTGGGGTCGCAGGACCCTATAGCAGTAGAAGTATTTACTGGAACTGGAATCCAGTAGGTGGGGGGTATGATCCGTATGGGCTTACTCCTAATCCACTACTTGGTACTGGATATTTAGGGCAAGTTATCGTAAGTATTACGTAGGAGTGACAAAATGAACGTTTTTGACATGGAAGAACCTAAGATCATCAAGGGTGCAAGTAAGACGCGCCCTTGCCCGCATGGCCCAAAACCTAGTATGGCGGGCGTTAAGACCACGGGTATAAAGATTCGTGGTACTGGCGCAGCAACGAAGGGGACGATGGCTCGCGGGCCAATGGGCTAAGTTATGAACTACACCGAGCTGAAAACAAATATTGAAAACATCACTGAAAACTCTTTCACTGATGAACAGCTCGCTATGTTCACTAAACAGGCTGAGCAAAAGATATACAACACTGTCCAGATTCCCGCGTTACGTAGAAACGTGACAGGGACTCTTAGCGCGGGGAACAAATACCTCGGTTCACCGACAGATTTCCTGTGGAGCTATTCGTTAGCGGTTGTTGATGCTAGCGGGGACTACCATTACTTGCTTAATAAAGATGTAAATTTTGTTAGGGAAGCGTATCCTAGTGCTACATCGCAAGGACTACCAAAACATTACGCGTACTTTGATGATGATTCGTTTATATTAGGACCTACCCCTGATGGCGCGTACACGATGGAGCTACATTATGGGTATTATCCAGAGTCTATTGTTACGGCTGGAACTACGTGGTTAGGTAATGAGTTTGATTCAGCGCTGCTTAACGGAGCATTAATGGAGGCTATTCGCTTTATGAAAGGCGAGCCAGATTTAGTGCAGCTTTATGAGCGTTTGTATGTTCAAGCTCTAACACTGCTTAAAACTTTGGGCGACGGTAAGCTTCGTGAAGATACTTATCGCTCAGGGCAGTTTAGGGCAAAAGTACAATAGGGGGTAAAAATGGCAATTTCACAGGCAATGGTAACTTCCTTCAAGAAAGCGATTCTTGATGGGGAGATGGATTTTAGTTCTAATACTAACCAAGCATTTAAAATCGCACTGTATACCAGCAGTGCTTCGTTATCCGCAACTACTACCGCGTATACAACGAGTAACGAGGTGTCAGGTACAAACTACACTGCGGGTGGTAATACACTTGCACTATCAGGTACAAACTCATCGAACCCTGCTACGTCGGGGACTACTGCGTTTCTAAGTTTTGCTAATACTACATGGGCTACTGCTACTATTACTGCCCGTGGGGCGCTTATCTACCAATCGGGTGGATCGACCCCTGCTGTTGCAGTGCTTGACTTCGGGGCGGATAAAATCTCAACTGCTGGTGATTTTACTATCCAATTCCCTACCGCAAACTCTAGTAGCGCTATAATCCGAATCGCGTAGGGTTACTGAATGCCGTCGTCAACATCATATGTAGGATGGGGTTCTCCCGCATGGGGCCAAGGCTCTTGGGGCACGAACCTACTTATTGTAAATGTTGATGGGGTACAGGCTACAGCTAATCTAGGTACTGTAGTTGTAAAGGCCGATGCAAACGCCGCAGTAACTGGAGTTGTAGGGACATCTGCCCTAGGTACTGTAGTTGTAAAGGCCGATGCAAACGCCGCAGTAACTGGAGTTGTAGGGACATCTGCCCTAGGTACTGTAGTTGTAAAGGCCGCTGCAAACGCCGCAGTAACTGGAGTTGTAAGGACATCTGCCCTAGGTACTGTAGTTGTAAAGGCCGATGCAAACGCCGCAGTAACTGGAGTTGTAGGGACATCTGCCCTAGGTACTGTAGTTGTAAAGGCCGATGCAAACGTCGCAGTAACTGGAGTTGTAGGGACATCTGCTCTCGGTACTGTAACAACTAGCGGCGCGGCTATAGTCCAACCCGCAGGCTTACAGGCCACAACTGCCCTCGGTACTGTAGTTGTAAAGGCCGATGCAAACGTCGCAGTAACTGGGGTTGTTGGAACAAGTGCGCTTGGTAGCGTAGGTGTCAGCGCAGGGGCGATTGTTTCGCCTGTGGGGGTATCTGCCGTAAGTGGCCTAGGTTCGGTAACTGTTACCGGCGAAGCTAACTTAGTACTAACAGGTGTAACTGCAACAGGCGCGGTAGGTACAGTGTTTGTTTGGGGGGATATTGATGATAATCAAAACCCTAATTGGCAAAACATTGCTGGTACACAATCACCAACTTGGAATAATGTTTCCGCAGGGCAGACTCCTAATTGGCAGGATATCGCTAGCGCACAAACACCAACTTGGGGTAATGTTTCAACAGGACAGACTCCTAATTGGCAAGATATAGCCGCGTGAGGATTAAAAAATGACAACACAATATACTTCGGTACTTAAACTAGCCCTTCCTGTCCAAGGAGAACTCAGTGGTACATGGGGGGATGTTGTAAACGCCAACATTACTTCTATGGTTGAACAAGCCATCGTGGGGCGTGCGGTCATTAACACGTGGTCGAGTAACGCCGCCGTGCTGACTACTGCCAATGGTCTAACCTCTGAATCTCGCTGTGCGATGTTAGAGTTTACCGATACAGGATCGAATCTTACAGGTGCGGCATCCGTTGTTTGCCCTACTGCTACCAAAATTTATATCGCCAAAAACGCTTCAGGCCAAGCGGTTACACTTAAAACGTCTGGTGGTTCAGGGATAGCTATTCCTAACGGTAAGACGATGTTCCTTTTCTGTGATGGGACTAACGTCATAGAAGGCGTTACAAATATCCAATCATTATCAGTTGGTGGATACACAGTAGCGCTCACGGGGGCGTTAACTACTGCGGGAGCATTGACAACTGCCGGGGCGAATGCACTCACCTTAACAACTACAGGTACAACAAACGTTACTCTACCTACAACAGGTACGTTGGCTACTCTTGCGGGTACAGAGACTCTAACTAATAAAACGCTTACTGGTCCTACGATTACGTCTCCTACATTAACCGGATCAGTTACAGCTACAAGCCTTAATATAGGTTCCTCTACAACAGTTGATGGCATATTAGACCAAGACGACATGTCGTCCGATAGCGCTACTGATCTCGCTACCCAGCAGTCCATCAAAGCCTATATTGCCACGCAAGTCGGCTCGTTTGACTCTTTGGCTGAAGTACTGGCGGTAGGTAACATCACTGGAGGAACGGACCTCGATATTTCCATCGGGGACGACCTTACAACTTTAACCGCAGGCACCTCTAACTTTAGAGCAGGCGTCAATGCGGGCGATTCAATTGCGTCCGGCGGTAACTACAACACCGTGGTGGGCGATGAAGCCGGTACGGCTATCACCACCGGCGATAACAACACTGCTGTTGGATATGCGGCGCTAGACGCCAATACCACCGCTAGCAACAACGTCGCTGTTGGACGATTGTCTTTAAGCACTGTTGAGATTGGCGATGATAACACTGCTGTTGGAACTAATGCGCTGATTGTTAACACCGCTAGCGACAACACTGCTGTTGGAAGTCTGGCACTAGACGCTAACGAAGGTGGCACTCGTAACACCGCTGTTGGTAAATCTGCTTTAAGCACTGTTGTCACTGGCGAGGACAACACCGCTGTTGGAACTAATGCGCTTCTTCTCAACACCGCTAGCGACAACACTGCCGTTGGAAGTCTGGCACTAGACGCTAACAGCAGTGGTACACAAAACACCGCTGTTGGGGGTGTCGCACTATCTGCCAACACCACCGGTTCCTACAACACCGCTGTTGGACAATCGTCCCTAGACGCTAACGAAAGTGGCGCTAGCAACACCGCTGTTGGACGATTGTCTTTAAGCGCTGTTGTCAGTGGCGATAACAATGTTGCTGTTGGAACTAATGCGCTAGCGGCCAGCACCGCTAGCGACAACACTGCTGTTGGAGCTTTTGCACTAGACGTTAACACTAGTGGCGCTAACAACGTCGCTGTTGGTAAAAGTTCTTTAGGCGCTAACGAAAGTGGCGACACCAACGTCGCTGTTGGTTTTGAAGCCGCTCTCACCAGCGTGGGCATCAATGGCAATACCGCCATTGGGTATAGGGCGCTAAAAACAAACACTGTTGGTGGCCATGTTGCAATCGGGTATCAAGCGCTACGCGACAACACTACTGGCACTAACAACACCGCCGTTGGAGTAAATGCGTTAGTTAGTAACACCACTGGCGCTAGCAACGTCGCTGTGGGGCATGATGCGCTAGACCTTAACACCACCGCTGCCAACAACACCGCTATTGGATATGCTGCAATGGGTACCAACAGCACTGGTGCTAACAACGTCGCTGTTGGTAAAGCTGCTTTATTTGCCAACACCACCGCTGACAGTAACACCGCTGTTGGATATAATTCTTTAGACGCAAACACTAGTGGCGTTAGCAACACTGCTGTTGGTACAAGTGCTTTAGGCGCTAACACCACCGCTGCCAATAACACTGCTGTTGGAAAGAATGCGCTTCTTCTCAACACCGCTAGCGACAACACTGCCGTTGGAAGTGTTGCACTGGACGCTAACACTAGTGGTACACAAAACGTCGCTGTGGGTAAATCTGCTTTAAGCGCCAACACCACCGCTGACGGCAACACCGCTGTTGGATATGTTGCACTGCTTGTCAACACCGCTGGCGCTAGCAACACCGCTGTTGGAAGTCGGGCACTAGACGCTAACAGCAGTGGCAATAGCAACACCGGTCTTGGATATAATGCACTGAGTGCAAACACCACTGCTTCCAATAACACTGCTGTTGGATCTGTGTCCCTAGACGCAAACACCACTGGCGCTAGCAACACCGCTATTGGATATGCTGCTCTAGGTGCTAACACCACCGCTTCCAGCAACACTGCTGTTGGTGCAAATTCTTTAGACACCAACACCGAAGGCGCAGACAACACCGCTGTTGGTGTAGCTTCGTTAGGTGCTAACACCACCGGTGCCAATAACACTGCTGTTGGAAGTGATGCTCTAGACGCTAACACCACTGCTTCCAATAACACTGCTGTTGGTAAAACTGCTTTAAGTGCTAACACCACTGGTACTGCAAACACTGGTGTTGGGTATCTTGCACTGGCGGCTAACACCACTGCTTCCAATAACACTGCGGTTGGATATGCTGCTCTAGACGCGACACTCACTGGCGCACAAAACACCGCTGTTGGTAGAAGCGCGCTGGGTCAAACCACCTCGTCCAACAACACTGCGGTTGGACATTCTGCGCTAGGGATCAACGTCGGAGGTGCTGACAACACCGCTGTTGGGGCTTATGCCCTAGACGCTAACATTGACGGTCCAAACAACACCGCTGTAGGTAA